GACAAAGTGCGCTTTCGCTCTGGCTTTCCTGAGAAAATTGGTGGCTGGATCCGTTTATCTAATGACTTCTTTGTTGGCGTATGCCGTGCAATGTGGAACTGGGTTACTCTAAACGGCGCTAACTTACTAGGGGTTGGTACTAACCTCAAATACTATATTGAGCAGGGTGGCGAGTACAACGACATTACCCCCATTCGTGCCACGTTTACCACTTCTTCAAGCCCAAGCACCGACAACTGCATTTTTACTACCAACGGCTCTAATGTAGTCACGGTGAATTACGCTAACTATGGTGGGATAAATAACGACTTTGTGACCATTAGTGGCGCTGTTGCCGTAGGCGGAATACCTGCAACCGAATTAAACGCCGAGCACCAGATTACGTATGTAGACCTTGATACCTTTACATTTACTGTAGCTACAGCAGCTACTTCTACGGTATCTGGCGGTGGTGGCACGGCTATTACTATGGCGTTTCAAATTCAAACGGGCTTGGATGTGTTTGTGGTTGGTACTGGCTGGGGCGCTGGCACTTGGCCTTCCTACATTAATACCACGCTAACTGACCCATTTACAGCAACTGCTACAGGTATCCAAGTCCTTACAGTTGCCCAAACAGCGCATGGCTTAACCACAGGCGATTACGTTTATTTTGTTAGTATTGCGTCTGACCCATGCGGTATAAACCGACTAATTCTTCAAAAAGCCTTCCCTGTAACAGTAACTGGTGCCAATTCCTACACCATCAACATTAGCTCAATAACAGCTTCTACAACCACATCAACTGCGGCTTCTGGTGGAACCGTTGTGGTATCTACGCCTGTGGCTCCTGTACGGGGTTGGGGTACTGCGGCTACTGTGGGTATTGGGCAACAGCTACGCCTTTGGACTAACGACAACTTTGGTGAAGACTTAATTATTGCCCCACGGGGCGGTGCTATTTATTACTGGGATGCAAGCACTGGGGTTAGCGCACGGGCAGTAGAGTTAAGTACTTTGGCTTCAGGTGCAACGGTTCCTGGTACTGCCTATACCTATCAAGACTTTGTACCAAATCAAACCAATCAGATTATTGGCTCGGCAATTCAACGCTTTGTGATTGCCTTTGGTTCAAACCCATATGATCCAACAAACCCAACTAGCACATTTGACCCCTTATTAGTACGCTGGTCAGATCAAGAAAACCCATTCTTATGGGTGCCAGACGCTACCAACCAGTCAGGTGAGTACCGCTTAAACATCGGATCAACCATTATTATGGCTCGCTCAACCCGTCAGGAGATCTTGGTTTGGTCTGATGCGGCTATTTACTCTATGCAGTACCTAGGACCACCCTATATCTGGGGCTTCCAGTTGTTGCAGGACAACATCACAATCATGTCGCCTAATGCGGCAATAACCATTAACAACATCACCTACTGGATGGGTACGGATAAGTTCTTCATGTACTCTGGTCGTGTTGAAACCCTTCCCTGCGCTATCTGGCAGTTCATTTTTGACGACATTAACAAAGATCAAGCCTTCCAAATATTTGCTGGTTCTAACGAAGCGTATAGCGAAATATGGTGGTTCTATTGCTCTGAAAACAGTAATACAGTAGATAGCTACATCATTTACAACTACCTTGAGCGGGTATGGTCGTACGGCACAATGAACCGCACCGCTTGGCTTGATTCTGGTTTGCGTCAATATCCAATGGCAGCCGACGGCGTTAATAACCGCATCCTGTACCACGAAGCCGCAGTTGATGACGTATCAGGGTTAACCCCAGTAGCGATTGACGCTTTCATCCAGTCTTCTGACTTTGACATTGGTGATGGGCATAACTTCGGGTTTGTCTGGCGCATACTGCCTGACTTGACCTTTAACGGCTCCAATGCAAACCAACCCCACGTAACAATGACGGTGCGTCCTCGTAGGAACTCTGGTGCGCCTTATGGTGTTGCAGATAATCCACAAGTAGCCAGTACCCAGAACTATACAAGCCAGCGTACCTATGACGTGCAAGAGTTTGATGGTCAGGTTTATACCCGCATACGGGCTCGCCAGATGAGCTTTAGGATTGAGTCCACTACCCTAGGTGTGGCTTGGCAATTAGGTAGCCCACGCATTGATATTAGGAATGATGGTCGCAGATGACGGTTTATAGAGATACTCCGCTTCGTCCGCCAAAAGCGCCTAACCTACTGGTAGCCCCAGTAGACTATCGTCAGCAATACATTGACCAGCTTAATAACGCCCTGCGTCTGTACTTTAACCAGATTGATAATAGCCTTGCGTCGTTGCTAGACGTTACAGGAGGTAGTGGTCTTAGTTCCCCATATGGGGCGTTCTCTAGCGATCAAGACCAGACTGCTGTGGCAAACACAGCTACAAAGATGACATTAAACACCACGGACTTTGCTAATGGAGTGTCAATTAGCTCGTCTGAGATTACGGTAGCCAATGCAGGTATATACAACCTACAGTTCAGCGCACAGTTTCAAAATACAGATACTGCCTTCCAAGATGTTTACATTTGGTTACGTCAAAACGGGGTAGATATTCCTGGATCAACAGGCTTTATTTCTATCCCAAACAGACACGCTGGAACAGACGGACATGCAATTGTTGGCTGGAACTACTTTTTAAGCATGGCGGCAAACGATCATGTTGAGATTTACTGGTCTGTGCCTAATGTCGCTGTAACCATTCAGCATCTTAACGCCTCTGGCACTCCTACCAAACCCTCAACCCAGTCTGTGGTAGCTACAATGTCCTTTGTATCTAGGCTTCCATAGAGAGCATAACAATGATAAACTTGACACCAAATAACCCCAAGGTACGCTTATGAGCTTACACAATCTAGCGCATCACGTTCGAGCAAAAGGGCGTGGCAAAGACAGCATGCTTGTCCATATGACTCCACGGGAAGTTCAGGGGTTACAAGCGCTTGCTAAAGCTAAAGGCGGCACATTAACAATTAACCCAGAAACAGGTTTACCAGAAGCTGGGTTTTTAGATCAGATTCTTCCAATGGTGGCTATGGCTGCTGCCACGTACTTTACGGCTGGTGCTGCCGCTCCTGCTTTGGCTGGTACTTTAGGTACAACTGGAGCAGGTATTGTTGCTGGTGCAGGTTCTGGAGCTCTTTTTGGCGGTCTTGGCGCTGCAATGCAAGGCGGAGACGTTGGTAAGGGTGCTTTATATGGTGGTCTTGGTGGCGCTATCACCGGCGGTATGGGTGGATATGACAACGTGTTTAGCGCTGCTGGTGCTACTCCAAATCCTGATGTTGTGTCAAATGCACAAAATATAGAGCAGCTAGCTAGAGTTGAAGCTTCTCCTACTGCTGGAATGGGTCTTCAAACACCAACTGCTCCTCCTACTAAAGAATTTTTTGATTCATTTAGACCCGGTGTTCCAACACCATCTGCTGTTGACAATAAAGCAAAAGAAGAAGCAGCAAAAACAATTTATCAAAGTTTTGGTCCTGATATGGGCTTTAAAAAAGCAGCTACTCTTGCCCTACCCGGTATTGGTGGCGCAATGGGCGAAAAACCAGACGAAATACCCGAAGAAGATCCTTACAAAAGACAAGCTACTCTATCCCCTAATTTCCAAGGATACGTTCCACCCCAACCAAACCCATACTACAGAGCGCAATACACGCGGTATGCAGCAGGCGGTGGTTTAATGGATGCGTATCAAGCTGGTGGTCCTGTAGAACGTATGTCTATAGCTAATACAGCTATGAATCCCCAAGGAGGTCTATACCCCCAAGGCATGATTGATAAGACTCAGTACGCCACTCCTACACAGCGTCCAGTAAGTGCTGAGATGGTAGAAGCATCCCCAGCTTATGAGCGGTCTAGCCCAATGCTAATGGCTGGAGGCGGTATTGCTAGTTTAGGTGGGTACTCAGATGGCGGGCGCATGTTAAAAGGTCCCGGTGATGGCATGAGTGATTCTATTCCTGCTTCTATCGCTAACAAACAACCCGCCCGGCTTGCTGATGGGGAATTTGTAGTCCCAGCCGACGTGGTTAGTCACTTAGGCAACGGCTCAACCGATGCTGGTGCTAGAAAGCTTTATAGCATGATGGACAAGATCCGCAAAGCTAGAACCGGTAAAAAGAAACAAGCACCTGCAGTTAAAGCTAGTAGATATATGCCTGCATGAATTTAACCGTTCAGCCAGTCAATGTAACCCATTTTCACCAGACTTGGCCTTTGGTTAAAGAGTTGTTTGAGAAAGCAAATAAATATGACTCTGGCGACTATACGCTAGATCAGATAAAAGGTTTACTGGCTAATGGTTCGTGGGTATTATTAGTAGCAACGGATGAAGAAAATGTTATACACGGGGCGGCGTCAATTAGTTTTTACAATATGCCTAACTACCGTGTTGGGTTTATTACTGCAATGGCGGGTAAAGCAATTGTAAATGAAGCTGTTTATAGACAAGTTTGTAGTTTTATAAAGGCGAATGGAGCTACAAGAGTTCAGTGCGCTGCTAGAGAATCAGCAGCAAGACTATATAAACAGGTTGGTATGCAAGAACGCCACACTATTATGGAAACAGTGCTATGAGTATTTTAAGATCTAAACACAGCGGTTGGGGGCCTGACGGTAGACGCACTCCATTTATGGGTGGTGGCGGTGGCACACCTCCAACGCAAAACACTTCTTACAATACAAACGTTCCTGAATACGCTCGACCATACGTCGAGAACATGCTTGAGTCAACTCAAAAACAAATTTACACTTATGACAACCAAGGGCAACAAACTGGCTTTAAACCATATCAACCTTACAGTAAAGACCCAAATGATTATTTAGCAGGGTTTAGCCCCATTCAACAACAAGCCCAAGCGGGTGTTGCTTCTTTAAGAGCGCCTGATCAATTTCAAGCTGGCAGTCAATTAGCGGGTGCTTCTGGTTTAGGTTCAATGGGTTTAGCAGGACAAGCGTCTGGTATAGGGCAACAGTTTGCACAACAAGCACAAGATCCAAGGGCTGTGCAAAATTATATGTCCCCATACATGCAAAACGTGGTGGACTATCAAAAATCACAGGCGTTACGTGATTATCAAATGGCTGCTCCGATGCGGGCTAGACAAGCTGTTGGTGCTGGTGCGTTTGGCGGTAGCCGCCAAGCTATTATGGAATCTGAAGCAGAACGTGCTTTGGGTAGTCAACTGCAAGGTATTGCTGCAACAGGTTCTCAGAAAGCGTTTGAAGATGCGCAACGTCAACAGCAGTTTGGTGCTAACTTAGGTTTACAGGGCATACAAGCTGGTTTACAAGGTATGGGACAGGCTACACAAGCCGCTGGTGCTTTAGGGCAACTGGGTCAACAACAGCTTGGTGCACAGACAAACATACTTAATTTACAAAGCCAAGTGGGTGCACAGCAACAGGCTCAAGAGCAACAAAAAATCAATCAAGCAATTCAAGATTACGCTACGGCGCAGCAATATCCGTTTATGCAGCTTGGTTTAATGAACGCCATGCTTAGAGGGTTACCTTTACAGAGCACTTCGACTCAGTCGTATCAAGCTCAGCCTAGTACTGGGCAACAGCTTTTAGGCTATGGTCTTGGCGCATTGGGCGCTTATAAAGCATTTAGTTAAGGATTTACTATGGCTATTCCTTCCGCACCCGCAACGTCGCCAGCCATGGCTGCTGGACGTGGTTCTCCTAATCCCATGCCAGCAGGGTTATCTGCGCTATTAAAGCCTGACTCTAATCCTCGTGGCATGCCATCGGGAAGTATTCAGCAGATTATGAACACCGCTCGCAAAATGAGCGACTCGCAGTTGGCTGATGTGTTGTCAGGCAAAAGCATAGATGTTCCACAGTATGTTGCAATGACCGAAGCTATGGGGCGTAAGAAACTACGCACTGCCATGCAGGGCGCTCAAGCACAAGCCCAGATGCAACAGCCTAGCGTTAAAGATAAGTTAATGGCTGAAGAAGCCGTTAGTCCCATGATGGGACAACCCATGCCCGGACAGATGCCTGTAATGGCTGCCGAAGGCGGTTTAGCTAGTTTGCCTGCACCTAATATGGACACTGTTGACATGGCTGACGGTGGGATTATTGCGTTTAATGGTGAAGATAATAGGCAACTAGTAACACAAGAAGATCTTGAAAGACTTGTTACCGGTAAAGGTTTGCCTTTAACCAAAGAACAAAAAGAAAAATTAGCAAACACACCTAATATATTTAAAGATTTTGGCGTTAGCCAAAGAACTATAGCGGCTAGGGGGGCAGAGCCATCACCAGCGCCAAATGCTCGTCTGTCAACAGCACAAGACATTCTTAATTTTACTGGCGAAGGTACTGCCCCAGCCACTGCTCCTGCTGTTGTTGCCCCGCCTGTTGCTGGTGTTGGTGTTCCGCCTGTTACTCGTGCGGCTGCGCCTGCCGTTGTTCCTAATGTTGTTCCCGGTGTTTCTCAAACTGATAGCGGTATGGGAGGTCTTAAGTCTTATATAGATGCAATAAAAGCTAACCAAGAAGACTACTACAAAAAAGTTGAAGGTTTAGGTGCTAAACAGCGTGAAGGTCTTGCGCAATTAAGAAGACAGGGTGGTGGTGAAGCGTTTATGAATATAGCTCAAGGGTTATTAAGTAAACCAACTTTATCTCAAGGTGTAGCTGCTGGTTTACCCGGAGTAATTCAAACAGCCTCAGCGTCTCGTAAAGAACAACGTGCAGTTGAAGGTTTAGCTAATGAATACGACATGAATCTGGCTAAAGCCCGTGCTGCTGACGCTAGGGGTAATACAGAAGCTGCGCTTAAGTTTATGAACTTAGCGGATCAAGCTAAATATCAACAAGGTGTACTTGCAAATCAAGCTGAAGCAAATCAACTTAAAAAAGCCGTTCTTAATCAAAATCCTGAAGCAATTAGGTATCTTCAAGCATTAGCAAAACCTGGCGAAAATTTAAATGATGTTCTTACACGTGTAGAAGGACTTAAAAAAGGTAGTTTATATTCAATTGACAAAGCTACAGACGATTTTAATAAAATCATGGAAAATCCTGTAGGCAGTGAAGCTAAAAAACTTAAAGCAGCGGGTATTACAACACCCTTTGCATATCAACAGTATGTTTTAAATCAAGGGGGTGGTGGTAATTTAGCTGCACAAGCAAAAGCTATATTAGAGAGCAGAAACAGATAGTATGGATTTAAACAGACTTTCAGATAACGACTTACGCGCATTAAGTAATAATGACTTAGGGGCTATGTCAGATGCGGGGTTAAAATTTATTGCTTCTGGCGGTCAAGAAGCTCCTAAGAAAAAAGGTATTGGCGCTGCTTTAGCTCGTGGCACTGAGTCGTTTCTTGGTACTGGTCAAACAACGCTTGAATCACTTACAGGCGCTAATAAAGCCGCAGAACGTGGTTTACGTAGAGAAGAAATTCTTGGTGAAAAATATGCTGAGCAAGTCAGCCTAGATAAAGTAAAAGAAGCCTACGAGAAAAAAGGCTTTGGCGCTGCTGTTGGAG